GATGCACCCACAAGCCGTTAGGCTCGCGATAGGCGCGCACTGGCCATCCGATGAACCCAAGGGAGCGGGCCAGTTCTAGCGCCTCGCGGGGAGTGGCTGCTGCGACCTCTTCGAGCTGCTCATCGATCAGGGTTTTCACTGGTGCGGTAGTGGCGTTCATGGCTGCTCTCCCTGCGCCGTCATAATCGCGCCGCGAATAAACTCCCACTCCTCGTCTGTGCAGTGCTGCGCGAGAGGCTTGCTTGCTGCCAGCGTGAGGGCTTCGAGGAGGGTGTCGTAATGCTTGGCGAGGACGACTGTTCGGTAGACGGCGCCGACCTGAACGACGAAGTGGCGTGCGTGATCGCTCATGCTGCCTCCTGCTTGATCTGCTCTGCGGTGCTGCGCAACTGCGCCGCGTGGTGCTCGATGAATTCCGCCTGCAGCTTGTCGATGCTCCAGACGATCTCGTTCAGGGCCTCGTCTAGCCATTCGTTCGAGTAGCCGATGCGGCTGCGCATGGCGTCCCACTTGCCGGAGCAGATGGACAGGATCAGCGCCTTGGCCAGCGCGGCCGGCACCTCAATCTTGTCCTCGCAAAACTCGGCGTAGGCCTGCATGGTTGGTTCGTGGAGGCTGTCGAGCGCGGCCAGCACCTGCTCTGCCTCGGAAACGCTGTCATCCGGGCACGGCTGTTCGCGGCGCCCTATGGGTCCGTAGTGCTTCATGGTGGATACCTCGGTTGCCCGGATGGGCGGGTGGTTATGCGTAGCGGGACGGGTATTGCAGGCGATCAAGCTCGGCGTTTGCCGAACGCAGTCGTTCCGCGGTGCTCGCAAGCTCTCGCTTCAGCGAAGCAATCTCAGCTTTCGCGATCTCGCTGCTGGCTTCAGCAATGCGGCGGTGAGCGATGTCCAGAGGCAGGTTCGGCTCAACTGAGGAGCCGCATAGCCTGGAACCGGCGTAGCAGTTCTCAGTGAGGCCTTCAACGATCTGGTCAACGACGTGTTTGATCACAACATCCTCAACAGCCAGGCGCTCCACAAGATCAAGCTTTGCCTGGTCGCTCATGGCGTCCAGCAGGTAGTTCACGTCGATAATCACCTTGCCGTCGTTCAACTCGAATGCAACAGACATAAGCTCTCCATGCCGCGTCCTGCGCAGCGTTTCGATTGAGTGGGTGTGCCCGGATGGGCGGGGGAATGGGTGATGCGATGCATCGGACTGGCGTCTGTTGCGGTTGCGATCCGCACAGAGCACCGGGATGAAGGGATAGGTATCGTGTGCAGCGCTACAGTGACGACAGAGCTTCCCAATGACCGGCTTCATACCTGCCAAACGCCAGTCCGATGCAGGCTCGTTACGTGAGCCATTCGGCCTGCTACCGATTCCCGGCAGGCGCTAGGCAGGAGTTGTCTTCCGTGACGCCGGATCGGCTCCAGCTGATGGTCATGGCGCTACCAGCACAGGGCGCCCTCGGTTATTACAGGCCCGTTAGGGTCTGGCCTGGCTGGTTCAGGGTTTATGGCGCCACCACTCCCACGCATACAGCGCTGCGAGGATGGCGCAGAGGATCAGGACTTCGGGGCCGGTTAGCATGGCGTGCCGCGGGCCTTGGCGATGGCTGCGCGCGCAAGGTCTCCCGCTTTCGTATGGCCCATTTCAAGCAGGCACTCCAGTGCCTCAAGCAAATCAGGCGCCGAGGCTATCAGTCGGGCGTTGGCGATCGCTTCGTCATCGTCAAAGTAAATCTCTGGCACCACCAGAGTTCCGCTCTTGCCTTCCGGCTCGTGGATTACCCAACGTTCCTCTTTGTCTATGCTCCAAGGCCCCGGCGTATGTCCGTTGCTCATCTCATCCTCCTATGTGCTGATTGGTGCCCGCTGCAGCCTGTAGCAAGATGCGGGGGTGGGGTGTTGTGTCTTTGGCGGCGTATGCCCAGGCGTTGTTCGCTAGGGTGCTGATCCGCATGTATTCGTGCTGAGTGATGACGCCAACCACGGCCAGCGCGCTGATGAAGCCAAGGCAGCGCGGCCCCAACACATCAACGCCTACCCGGTCGTCGCAGTTGCGTAAGTCGGTGAGCTGCCGGCCAATCTGGCGCCGGGCAAAGTCCACATCGTGATCGCTGATTTCCATCTCGATTCCCTCCTGTTCTGCATTGGGGTGCGGCCTTACCGGTAGCTAGCCGGCTCGCTGCGCGCTTACTCCACCATGAGGCGAATAAGGCCGCACTCCGATACAGCCGGGGCGATTACCCCGGCGCTATCGTTCTTTCTGGCCTCCGTTACTTGCCACGGTGGGCTTGGCTGAACTGTCAAGGAATCCTCGGTAGTTCGATCTCGTTGCGCGTCTGCCGGAGTCATCTCTCTGCCCGCTGCCGCTACTGGCGTCGCATCGGGTGGCTGCGCAACTTCGCGTGGCTGCATGTGGAGCCACGGCCAGTTCCAGAGCTGGCATGGGGCGGGGAATTTGGTGAGCGCGCTGTACCTTTCGGGACCCCGCCGCGCTGATCTTGAGTTGTGAAAGAGCGATGGGCTTTTCAGGCCCTGACGCGGTGCTGCTGCGTCGATGGGTGAACTATGAACCGTGCGTTCATATTGGTCAAGAACCAAAAGTACATATTTTCCGAATAGGCGAACGAAACCGCCCCGAGGCTCCGCCGAGGCCCTCTTGAGGGAATCAGGAATCAGGAATCAGGAATCAGGAATCAGGAATCAGGAATCAGCCGGGCTCGACATGGCCTAGGACATGCCTAGGCCCGTACATTGGCTGGATGGTGCGGAATAGAAGGGTTTGCGGCTATTTCAGCCGAGTGCGCCACCGCGCCAGATCACTCTGCCGATGATAGGTACATCGTGCATTGATGCCGGAGAGACTTCCTCGTCCGGGTAGCGCGCTTTGTCTGGGTTGTCGCTGCGAATCAGCCAATTGCCAGATATCTGCTGAGCCATTCGCTTGATGCTTATGCTGCCGTCTGGTCGCCGGATCGCATACACCTGGCGGTCACGCGGAATGGTGTCTGCGCTATCGAACAGCACTACGTCACCGTCGAATATGAACGGCTCCATGCTGCTGCCGCTGGCGTAGATGACGAACAGATGCTGGGGTTTGGCGCCCATTCGGCGCAGCCAGTCCCTCTTGAATGCCAGGCCGCCGTTGACCTCAACATGATCGTTCAGCAGGCCTTCGCCGCAATGCCCCTGCGCGCTGTACTGCGGGATGAGGGCGTAGTCGTCGGAGCTGGGGGATTGGCCAGTATTGGGCGAAGCTGGCGGGTCGCCCACTGAAAGCATCGAGCCTTCGCCGTACTGAAGCCATTCGATGCGGACTTTCAATGCGGACGCTATAGCCTTCATGTTCTCGCGGCCCGGCATCGTCTCGGCGTTAAGCCATTTACTCGCGGCCTTCGCTGTCTTGCCCGTAATTTCGGAAAGGCGAGCGCCGGCGCCCCACTCAGGAATTCCCATTTCTGAAAGGGCTTTCTTGAGGCGGCTGGCGAATTCGGTGCGTAAATCTTGTGATTGAACCATCCGTTCATGTTCGCACTTGCTTGCATGAACATTCAGTTCCGGCTTAACATGTACCGTAAGTACAGAATTCATAGCCGGAGGCCTCCATGAGTGCTCTAAAGGAATCGATCGATAAGGTCGGCGGGGTCGCTAAGGCCTCCGCGATTTGTGGCGTAAGTCAGCGGGCTATTTACAAGTGGCTGGCAGCTGCTGCCCTGCCGCGCACCGAATACACGGGCGAGACGTGTTACGCCCAAATACTTGCAGAAGCATCTGGTGGCGAGTTCACGGCTGAATGGCTGCTCGCCGAGTCAAGCCCCAAGAAAACGGCTGCATAAGGAAATCGACCATGTACCACGACCCCAAGCATCTGCGTGACCACATCACGAAGGTCCGCCTCGACGAGGACACCGACGAGCTTCTTCAGTCGTTGGCGAAATTCCATCGCACCCAGAAAGCCGTACTGGCTCGCGAGCTGCTGGAAGCCAGCCTGCGGGACATGCTTTCGCGCCTTGAGGATACCGAAACCGAGCAGATGGCCTGAAGGCCTCGAAGGGGGCCTCATGGCTGAACAAGAAGTCGCTCTCGATGAGCGCTACCAGCGCGCATTG